GTGGTATCATTGTAGAACGTAAATAATATGTTCTGTTGATTAATACAATACGCATATTCTTTATACCTTCATCAAACTTCTGTTTAGCTACCATTGCGTCTTGTGAATTACCACGGAATAAATAAGCATAATGCATTGCTCCATCTACAATAACATGTTTAAATCTTTCAGGAACAGCAGGAACATCATCATATAATTCTAAATCTACAGGAACACGATAATATTCATATACAACTGTATAGGCTTTATCAGGTTCAGGTGTAAGTAAATACTCAAGAGCAGGTCCATGTGCTACCATTTGTGGCACACCACTTCTACCATTGGTATTGTATTCTTGGTCTACATACTTATCAAGATATTCTTCATAGGCAAGTATACCTAATCTTGTTGTTGCATTTCCTAATGAGCTATCTTCTTTTATACGAAAGCTATCAAAGTCTACTAGTTTAGCATCATGTGGAAAAGCATATCTTGTTACATTAGCAGATAAAACATCTTCTTGTTCTACATGATTAAAGGGCCAATTAAATTCATGTTGGTTGATATCACGAAGAGATGCATTGATAGCATCCTTTGCTTGAGCATAAAAACCTACAGCAGTAGAAAAGTTGCTTGATGTAAGTTCTACTTCATTAAGTCTACGGTTTACTTGATTCACTAATTCTAAATAATTATATGCCATTATTTCTGCCTTATAGCTATTTTAACAGTACGTTCAGCTTGGCTTCCAGTGCTGTCAATAATCCGACAAATAAATGAATACTCTCTATTTAAAACACCACCACCTAGATTAATTGTAGCTACTGTATTTGTATTTGTTTGTGCTACATTCTGTATACTATCTGTAACTGCATTACTTGAAGCTACAGTTAAAGTCTCACCTGCATCTATCTGTGTCTTTCCAATCTCTGATGTTTGCACAAACCATGTTACAGTAGAAATAGTAGCTGTGTCTAAAAAGCGAGACCAATCTATGCTGTAGTCTAGTTGTTCATCAGGGTCTTTAACGGGCCATCTAAATGACATTCATTCTATTCCTTATGCTGCTGCTCTTCGTTCTGCTACAGTAGATTGTCTATCTACATAGACTATACGTGGTAGCTCTGCCTTAACATATACTATTCTAGGTGCTTGCTTCTCTATTAAAACTGTTCTCTTTCTGTCGTAGAGAGCTTTAACTGCTTCAAAGTCAAATATTACACCTGTTGCTGTAACAGTATTAACAGTACTTGTAGCTGATACACCTGTTAATGAGTGTGTATTTGAGAAGGTAAAGTTACCATTAACAAAAACTGTAGCACTTACACTATCTAAAACTTCAGTTGGTTTCTCTTCTACTGTGTTTACAAAACCAACAGCTTCAACACCTGTAGGTGTTACATTTGCTGTACCTGTTAATGTAAGAGCACCTATTGTACCTGTTGCAGATACACTTCCTATTTTTTCTATAATGTTAACAGTTACTGTGTTTACAGCACCTGTAGCACTTACGCTATCTAATGCTTCTGTAGGCTTCTCTTCTACTGTGTTTACAGCACCTGTAGCACTAACTCCTGTTATTGGAGTATTGATATTCTCTTTTACAGTATTAATTGTACCTGTAGCTGAAACACCTACAACAGAAACTTTAATAAATACATTTAAAGTTCCTACTGAACCTGTAGCACTAACGCCTGTAGAAATACGTTCTGTGACATCTATTTCAAAGCCACCTGCTACAACACTAGCAATAGTACCTGTAGCAGAAACACCACTAATACTAGCGGTAAGATTGACTACACCATATTCAGATGTTCCATATAAACCTGAACCATATCGTGCAGACTGTGCTATGATTGCCATAGCCTACTCCTTACGCTATACGTATTACAGCGTTTGATGCGTCAGCGGCAGGAAATTCAATTGTTAAGTCACCAGCAGTAGCGGAAACAGTACCACCAAAATCAATAACAGCAATTGCAGAATTTGAATTTGCTGTATTATAAATGATACATCCATCTGCGGAAACAGTTACGTCACTAAAAACTTCGTCAGTAAAATCAACAATGGCAGTAGAACCTGAAAGTGAAATAGTTGCACCGTCAAGTACTTGTCCACCAGCAGTATAGTTAGTACCTGATGCTTCATCTGAATTGCCTGTTACGTCAGAGTAATTAGTTGTACTAGCATTATATGTACCTGTAGGCGATGCTTTAATAAGAGCAAGTTTAAGTGAGTCTGTATCTAAATCGTGAAGACCACCTAGTAGCTCTGTCTTAAAGCTATTACACATTGCGGTTGTGATAGCCATTTATTAATCTCCTATAATATCAAATGTTGTAAAGGGCAACCCTAAAGCTGCCCTTCACTTACTTTAAGTTAAGCTAAAGTGTCTCTGTCTACTTCGTCAGCAGTCATGTCACCAAGACCATCAACATCCATAAGTATAGCGAAAACACGCAGTACACCATCAGAAGGTGCAGTTGTAATTGAATCTAATTCTAGGTCAATTGTATCTGCAGTACCACCGATAATTACTGGAGCAGAGCCATCTGCCATAGTAGCATATGTACCTGCAGGAGCATCAGCAGCGTCAATTTCAAATCCACCAACGAATCTGTCTACGTCTCCTCCTGTAACTCCAAGACTCATTAATGCATCTGCAGAGTTACCACCTTCAACTGTTGTGATTTCAAATCCAGCAGTCATAATCATGGTATTTGCAGGTACAGTAATTGCCTGAATAATTTCGCCAGCTTCAAGAGCACTACCTTTTGCAGTTACTGCAGCAGCTAGGTCTATTGATTTCTCAACGAAATATGGTTGTCTACCTCTTGCAGAAGAACCTCTTGCAACAGATGCGAGTGTGGAAATTGTTCCAGCAGCCATGTTTCAGTCCTCCCTTATGCTAAGTGATATTTACAAGTAGCGATTGCTTCTGGGCGAAGTATCTTTCTACCGTACAAATGCATACCACGAACAATATCAGCAAAAGAATCAGGGTCTCTGTAAGTCTCTGTCTTGTTGATTTGCTCTGCAGTAGCTACTGATGAAGAATGACCAGCAACAATTACACCATAGTTTACAGAACTGTTAGCTCCAGCAAAAGATGGACCTGTTCCTACTGATGGTAAATTGTTTGACTGATAAACCTTGAAACCATGTAGGTTGTTTAGGATTAAACCATTCTGTAGTCCTGTTCCACCAAAGTCTGCATCAAATAATCTTGAATCTTCATCCTTTAGTATCTCAATAAACACAGGGTCTAATACTAACCATCTACCATTAGTGTCAACATTCTGTTGGTCTAATAGTCTAGACATTCTAGCAACAACAGTTAATGGGTTTCTATCTCCGTTTGCAGGAGCTGCAGAAGTAGCTGCACCTGTTCTTGGTAAGATAGCCACAGCTTCAGTTGCATTACCACCGAAGTCTTCAGCATCAAGTTGCATTGAAGCTAAGAGTTCGTTAGAACCTGCAGTTGTTACTGCTTTAGTACCGTTTACAGTTGTATTAACTGTATCAGGTGACCCATGAATTGCTGATTGCGTAAAACCTGACATATAACCAAGTACGTCTTGGTCAAATTGGTCAGCTAGTCTATAAGCTGCTCTATCTGATGCTAACTGCTGAAAGTTAATATGAGAATGAGCTTCTTCAATGTCATCCACTTTAAATGCAAAGTAATTAGCTTTGTCAATTGTAAGTGAAAACTCTTCGTCATCAAGGTCTTGAGGAGTAATAGTTGTTCCTCTTGAATATGCCTTGACTGTTATTTCTGGTTCTTTGATAACCTTAACGGAATCGCCCATATTAGCAATCTCACCGAAGTAATCACTATTAGTGATAGCTTCAGCTACAGACCCCTTGCGGAAAGCAAGTTGAACCTGTTTGCTGTAAATAATAGGACTAAAATTACCGTTAGGAAGATTACCATAACCAGCTGCTGCTGTAAATGCCATTTTTATCTCCTTAAACATTTATCTAATGTACACCAAAAGGTGTACTACCTTTTAGTCATTTTACTTTATAAGGACCATTCATGCGTTGAGGTTGTACGTGGGATAGCTAATCCTGTGTAGGCTCACATAATTGGGTAGTCTTTAAAGTTGGGTTTTCAAAGTGTAGCACAAGTAGTTTTGTATGTTAGCTAGTTTCTTATGAGAGGGAACGAGTTTAAAAGCCCATATAAAAAACACATACAAAGGTTATGTTACACTTTTAGTTATTATAGTTATACCTATAATAAATTACTTGTCAACTATTATCTTGCATTTCCTGATATATCATATATAAAATTGCCTGACCTAATAGCTTCCATTATTTGTTCTGACTTTGCTTCATATTCTTGAGGACTCATTTTTTCTACCTGAGACTCTTTAAAGCCTACGCTTTTGCTAGTTTCTGAAGGAGTCGTTTTGCCTTTCGTTGTGACTGCTTTAGCAGCACTTGTACCATTTGATTTCTCTTTTGTCTGACCAATTCCTTTGTCTGACTTATAGAGGTCAATGGCTCTTGCTGCAGATTTTGCGTCATTATTATTTTCGTACAAAGCATTTTGTACCCATTGTGGTTGTTCTTCTGCCCATTCATGGAAGTCATCGCTTTCTCTTATGTTTACAAAATCTGGATGCAATCTTAACAATTCAACTTCAGCTTTTTCTTTTACTGAATTTGCTTCTCTTTCATCTATTTCTTTTAGTTTTTTATTTAATTCTTCAGCTTGTTCTCTTGCTTTTTTGGTAGCGATAGTTTCAACTATAGCTGCTACATCAGGATATTCTTTTGCCCACTCATTTATATCTGCATCCGATTTAGGTAGCTTCATTTCTTTTTTTGTAGCTTTATCTAATTGTTGTTTTAATTCATTTAATTTTTTTTGAAACTCCTGTTCTTTTTCTTGAGTGTATCTTCGTAAGTCTCCATAACGTTTTTTAAAAGTTTTCTCTTCAGCAGAAGTCGGTTCTTCTTCATTTGTATTTTCCGATTCCGCAACTTGTTTTTCAGCTTCACCTTTTTGTTCTTTGATTAACTGTTCTAATTCTTCTTCTTCTTTTTTTATTCTTTCTTCTTGAGTATATGGTTTACTCATAAAGGCAACTTTTTTAGGTGTTGCTTCCGTAGTCATTACTTCTGCCATTTAGTTTCTCCTTGGGGTTATCGTAGCCATTATGTTGGGGGATAAGTAGCCATTTATATATTAGGTAGTTATCGTGCTCCTAATCCACGTCTAGGTGTAGAGCCTGTAGGCGTTCTTAATCTTATTTGTGCCATAAGCTCAGGACCTAATACTTTAGCAAGTACACGACCTTCAGGTGTACCAACCAATGCTCTTATTAGATTTTTTTCCTCATCGTCTAAAGACCTAAATCTATCTCTAATTTGTTCAAAAAATTCTTCCATAATATTATACTACCTATTTAATAAAAAGTCCATGAATAAAGAATGTAATAGTTCTTAAATAATAATTAAAACCTATCTTCCATCCTTTTTTAATGCCACGACCATACGCAACAAAATCTTTGAACTCTTGATACACATTAGGAGCAGTTCCTGCATTAACATGTTTCATTCCTGCTGCCCTATAACCTTTTCTAAATGCTTCGCCATACCACTTACCGTGATATGTTTTTTGACACCATAGTTCTGCTTTTGCTTTTTCCATAGCTGTAAAACCGCCTGTAGATACTCCATGTGTTGCAATCACGCAACCACCTGGGTCTCCGCCATCTCCATCTCCTCCAGGACCATCAATACCTGCATTTGGGTCTCCTGCACTAGGGTCTCCTATATCAGAACCTCCACCGCCACCACTAGGGTCACCTACATCTGTGCTATCATCAACAGGGTCATCTCCTACAATACTTTCTTCAATGCTATCATCTGTTGAAGGGTCATCTCCTACGATACTACCTGGGTCTTCTACATCAGGTGATATATCTTCTACGTCTGCATTTATATCTAAAGACGGGTCTGTGACACCAAAATCAATACCAGTTGGGTCTGTAGGACTAGGCGATGGTACATCATCAGATATATCTTCTACATCAGGGTCTGTAATTTCATAACTTGGTATACCTAAACCACTAGCATACGAATTATACAAGTCCTTACCTTTAGCAGACATATTATTATATTCATCTTTAGATACAGGACCTCCATAGTATCCTGTTTCTGCAGATACAGACATAGCATTTGCAAAATCTGCAAAACTTGCATAGCTAGGTACACCATTAGATGTTGACATA